TATAGAGCATTCCAATGTGCCAAATGGGAAGAGAACGAGAAAGGGGAAAAGAGGCAAGACCTTAACGAGTGGTTAAACGATGTTATAGATAGTTGCGAATATGCGTTGACTAGAAGAATGAAAGCATTGTTATTAAGTGCAAAAGATAAATAAATTTAAAAGGGAATAGATAGGAGTAAATAATGGGTTTAAGAGATTACATCCAAAACAAAAGATTAAACCGATTAGAGAGTGATTTGAAGATGTTAAATAGCAAGTACAATTTTAATCCAATGGAAGCATTTAGAGAAGTTGAAGAGAATATTGCAGACCGCTTTACACGTAAGATAGAAGAATATCGTATTTGGGCAAGTGGAGATGCATACTCTTTGAAGATGCTATACAAAGGGTCTTACATTGAAAACACTTTGAATTATTTTTGGAGAAAAGCACCTATGAGTTCAATGATGAAGCATAGTGGCATTCCAAGTTTAATCTCAACAAAGATGGCACAAATATTATTTGGACAAGGAATCCAAGTTGATGCACAAGTTTACGAGGGAGATCAAGTAAACGAAAAGAGAAGTGCGGAAGTAGAAGAATTTATACACACTTTATATGACAAGTGCAAAATGGATGAGAAGTTCCAAAATGGTGCTATTAATGAGTCTTGGGGTGGACATATTTTCTATAAATATTCCTATGATCTAGAATTGAGTAATTATCCAATATTAGAAGTTGCAGATATTACACAAGCAAGATTAATCAAAGAAAGAGGAATTACAACCGCAATAGTATTCCCAGAGTATTTCAAAGAGGGCGGAAGAAGTTATAGATTAGATGAGATATACACAACCGATGATAATGGAGATGCAGTCATTGAGTATAAATTATTTGTCTTAAATGGGGAAAAAGAAAAAGAGTGTGGATTATCTGAAACAATTAGATCAAGTGAATTAGAAGAGATTTACACCTTTAAAGGAATAAAAGGTTTATTAGCATTTGAGAAGCCTAATCGTACACCAAGTTTATTGTTCCCAAGAAGTCCATACGGAAGAAGTGATTATGAGGGAAGCATTGATGGATTTGATGCATTAGATGAGTCATACACCGACATATTTAAGGAATTGCGTTCCAACCGAACAATTAGATACATTCCAGAGAACATGATTCCAAAGGATAAAAATGGCAAGGTATTATTAGATGAGTTTACTGATTCATACCAAAAGGTTAATGGGGACATTGACCAAGATGCCGACAACAAGATTCAATGCACGATTATTCCTGATAAGACCGATGAACACAAAGCAAAATATTTGACCGCATTAACAAATGTTTTGAACAATGCAGGGTTAAGTCCATTTGCGATTGGCTTAACAGGATTAGAGAGTGTTAACGCAAGTGCCGAATCACAACAAGAAAGAAATAAATGCACGTTGGAAACACGTAAGGCAAAATTAAAACTTTGGCAACCAATGATAGAGGAACTCCTTATTCGTGGGTGCGAATTAAATGATTGGTTATTAGAGAACACAAACGCACAACAAGATTATAGGGTAATGGATGTTGATTGGGACAACCTAACAATAAGAGTTTCATTTGGAGATTATATTGTTGATAATGAGTCCACAAAGATTTCAAATTTAACATCTGCTATGAGTGGCGGTTTGATTTCTACCGAGAGAGCAGTAAAAGAATTACATCCAGAGTGGGATGATATTCAAGTTCTTGAAGAGGTAAATAAAATCCGTTTTGAGAAAGGGTTTGTTAATGAGAATCCATTAGGGTTGCCTGAATTAAACGGAATTGCACCAAAGGAAGATGAAGAATAATGGAAGTTTTAAGTCCCGATAGAAACACCGCACAAAATGTCATTGTAGAAGTGCAGAATGCTATTACACGATGCAAAGACACGATTTTAAAAGGAATAATGAATGGGGTAAGTGAAAAGGAGATAACGAAACAATTAAACAAAGTTATTTCTGATAATTGCTCCAAGATAGAAAACGAGATTGTGCGAGAACAGGCAAGAGATACATTAGTACGTGCATGCAAAAAATGGTGGTATCAATTAAAAGTTAGTTTTGATACATTACAACGTAATCTTGTTAATGGGACAAGTGGATTTGATTTGAAAACACCGCCAATTAAAGTCATAGAGAGTGTGAGAAACAAATTGGGGAGTGGAGTGAACAAAGCCATCCCAATTATCAAAGAATATGACAAACAAGTTAAAATTGCATTAAAGAGTTTTAGTGCAGATGCACCAATGTATGCACACAAATCCTTTAAGGCAGGAAGTGGCAAGATAGAATATTTGTCTTTGCGAAATAGTGCCGAAGCAACGGTCAGATACGAAGCAAATGTTAATGATCTAAACGGAATGATAAAAGGCGGAGTCAAATTAGTTTGGACAAGTTCACATCCTAACTGCTCTCCAAGGTGTAAAAAATATCAAGGAAGATTATGGAGTTTGGATGGTAGTTCTGGAACGATTGATGGGAATAAATATTCTCCTATCGAAGAAGCCTTAAAGGGAGAGAATAACGATGGGAACGGAATTATCAATGGATATAATTGCAGACATCGTTTGGTGGCATACGAAAAGGGAAGTCAAGCACCGAAACATTTTACCGAAAGAGAAATCAAGAAAGAATATGCGATAGACCAAAGGCAAAGAAGTTATGAGAATTCTATCCGCCTGTTGAAGATGGAAGAACGGGCATTTCGTGAAAGTGGAATGATAGAAGATGCGAAAGAAGTTAGGATCAAGTGGCAAAAACTAACAAAGGCATACCAAATTTATTCGTTGAAGAATGACCGAGCATATTATCCTTATAGGTACAGGATAACGGATGATGAAAAACATGTTGAATATATAGAAAACAAAGAGGGTTGATGAAATCCTCTTTTTTTATACAAAACCGAGTGGGACACGATAAGTTCCATTTGCGATAAATAATCCAAATCGTTGGCAGACAACGTTAAAAACTGAAAGGAGAAAGATATGGCAAATTTAGATGCAATCAAAGAATTTTTGAGTGAAGAAACCTATGCAAAGGTTTGCGAAGAGTTGAAAGAGAAAGATGTTTTTGTAGGTAATGGACAATACATTCCAAAGTCAAGATTTGATGAAGTAAACAACAAATTAAAAGACACCGATGCATTACTCAATACAACAAAGGCGGATTTAGAAGCAAAGACAAAATCACTTGAAGAAACTAGCAAACAAGTAGTGGATGTTGATTCTTTAAAAAATGAGTACCAAGCAAAAATTGATACATTGACAAAGGATTTAAACACAACGAAGAAAACATTTGAAGTCAAGTCGGCATTACAAGAAAGTAGTGCAAAACACATTGATTTACTTATGACAAAAGTTGATGTCAATAGTCTAACGGATGCAGATTCAATTAAGAATTGTGTGGAAGATTTAAAGAAGAATTATGCAGATCTATTTGTGAAAGAAACCGCACCAACAAAGGTGGGTGGACAACCTCAAACCGATACACGTGCGATAGAAAACGAAACACGTAGAAAGTTAGGTTTAAAACCAATTTAAAAACACAAATAAAAAAATAATAAAATTTTAGGAGAACAATTATGGCAATTAGTTTAGTAGAAAAGTATCAACCATTATTAGATGAATCATTATTTTCAGGTTTAAAATCCGCAGATCTCTTCTCAAAAGAAGTTTTATGGGATGGAGCAAATACAATTAAAGTTTACAAAGTATCTGATGTAGTTATTGGAGATTACAATAGAAGTGCAGGATACAATGCATCAACATTCAATAGCACATGGGAAATATTAAAATTAAACCAAGATTACGAAGCAACAACACAATTAGATGTAATGGACAATGAAGAAACATTAGACATTTCAGTTCCATCATTTATTACTGAAGCAAACAAAGGTATCCAAAGAAAAATGGATGCATACGTATTCTCAAAAATTGGCTCTACTGCAAATGTTCCAAATGCAAGTGCAGATTTAACATCAACCACAACATTACCTGCAATCCAAGTTGCAGAAGCATCATTAGTAAATGGAGACTGCGACAAAGAGGGTACAATCCTTTATGTTTCAACTGCAGTATACAATGACCTCAAATCAACATGTGCAAATCGTTTTGCTATGGCAGATGGTGGCGATGTAAACACAAACTTCGAAATGTTTGATGGTATGAAAGTTGTTCAAGTTCCATCTGGAAGATTCTCAACAGGTTTTGAATCAAATGTAAGTGCAAGTGGTGGTTATCAATTCAACGCATCAACAGGTAAAGCAATTAACTTCATTATGATTAATCCAATCGCAACATTAGGTGGAGTAAAACATAAACCAATGAAAGTTATTGAGCCAGCATTAAATCCAGATGCAGATGCATACAAGATTGGTTTACGTGCTTATGGAGATGTATTTGTTCAAGAAAATAAAGTAAAAGCAATTTACGTACACACAAAAGCATAGTTTAAGCAAAAGTCCTCCCACTTCGGTGGGGGGATTTAAAACATTTTTAAGTGAGGGAATAAAAATGAAAATTAGTTTAGTAGTACCAAGTTATAACACACCAGAAAAGGTGGCAAAAGTCTTATTTGATAGCATAGCAAAACAAAAGGATTTTGATTTTAGGGAATTAGAAATCGTAGTTGTTGACGATGGGAGCAATACACCATTAGGGTCAAACTTTTTTGATAACTATGACAATTTAAACATACTTTACATTATGTCTGAAACAAATGTAGGAGTTGGGTTGGCAAGACAAATTGGTATTAATAACGCACATGGAGAATATATCTTATTTGCAGATATAGATGATGAGTTCTACAACGAAGAAGTGTTTGCAAGATGGTTGTTATCCATAGAAAAGAATCCAGAAACCGATTTCTTTGTATCAACATTTATTGAAGAAGTTGGAAGAGATAAGAAAAACAATGAGGTTGTGATTCCACATACCAACGATGGTACGTGGATGCATGGCAAACTTTATAAGAAGAGTTTTTTAAAAGAGAAAGAAATATATTTTCATCCTGAATTAAGATATGCAGAAGATACATTCTTTAATGCATTGGCATACGGAATGACCGACAACGTTATGACCACGAAAGAGATAACTTATATTTGGAAGAGAAATCCAGAGTCTATTACTAGGGCAAATGGAAGCGAGTACACATATAAAGGGTTTAGTTCATTTTTAAAGGCGGTTGATTTGGCATGTCATACTTTATACGAAAGAGATAAGAACATTGTTGAAAAGGTTGTACAATGCTTATTTTACGTATATTTCACAACACAAAGTAAAGGGTGGAAAGAACACCAAGATATTAAAGCCGAAATTGATAGGCAAGTTGGCAAATTCTATGTTAAGTACAAAGATGCATTTAGATTTGTTGATGAGTCTTATATGATACATAAATTCAACCAAGAAAGGGAAAGGGTATTCGCATTGAGTCCTTTTATGGAAGAAGAAACATTTAAACAATTTTTAAGAAGAATAAAGAGGTTAGCAAAATGACACAAACTGAAATAACTACATTTATCAATGATTATCAAAACCGATTTGGAGAAAATTTGGGAAGTATGTTGGAAGCATTACCAAAACCAATGACATCAACCGCTTTCGTTAATCGTGTAGAGTTATTAATTGAGTTATTACTTGGCAAGAGTCCAACGTACAATCCAGACAAGTTGTCTACGTTCCAGAGAAATCAAATCCATTTGGCACAATTAGAACAAGCATTCTATATGGTACACACCGAAGATTATTCAATCATTAGTGGAATTGATTTTGCAAATGGACAGGTGGTAGATAAAAAGCAAATTAACACACGTATTTATAGCAAAGTTGCATACGAAGTTCTTGAAGATAGTGGATTGCTTTATTCAGGATTTAGAAAGTCTGCAAGTCTTTGGGATTTATTTTAGAGGTGCATTATGGTATGGCAAATGGGAACGTGGGCAAAGCAAACTATTACTTATAATATGATTGGTTATGATATGCAGAATGCAAAAAAGTTCCGTTATGTTGATTTAGGAGAAATCCACAATGGTGGTCAAATCGCACAAGGAATGGAGCAAGCACAATTTGTTAGAACATTACGAAGCGATAGCAATTCACTTGCCGAAGCAAAGTCAGGAGATATGGTTGTTTTGCGTTGGGATGAAACACGTATTATTCAAACCATAGAGAAGAAACCATCCACAAAGGGTGGTTTTAATTTTAGTTATGTCATTCAAGTAAAATAATGGAAGATAAAATGCAAGTTATCGTGGATATTTTAAAGTCCACATTAAAAGCACAATGTCCGTATGATACGGGAAATTTATCACGATCAATAGATTCTTATGATAAAGGAACGGGACATTGGCAAATTGTTATCGGCAACGATTTTATTGATTATGCGATTTACACCAACGAAGTCTGGAAGAAAGGAGTTAATCCAAATGCAGGATGGGTGCAACGTGCGATAGAGTCGGCAAAGCCAATTATTATTGCGTATGCGAAAGGTACAATCACAAGTGAAGATGTAGACAAGTATATGCAAGAACAACGAAATATTTATCAACAAACTATTAATAGAAGAATTGAGGAAATCAAACAATGAGATTTGAAGAATTATATACATCTGAAATAATCGGTCAATTAACAACCGCATTAACAACATCGGTCGGCACAAGTCCTAATATTGTTTATTACTTGCCAAAGATTAATTCCAATATGGAACATCTTGTAAAGCCATTAAACGATGATGTAAATACTTATGGTATTTGCGTTAGGAATACAGGTTTAGTACGTTCCAATTTGGCGGACATAGATTTCAACACTATTTCTTTCGTGGTTGAAGCGGTTATGAAAGAAAATAATTTGCAGACATTTTTAGATGCTACCGAAGATGTAGCAAAGTTGTATGATTCGGCATTGGATTCAATTACGGATGGGTCAACAACAATCCAATATAAACCTGCATTTAACGTGGCATATTTATCTGCACCAAGATATTCAATTTCTTGCGGAATGCAAAGTGTAAACGTGGTCAATGTTTCATGGATCATAAATGTACAATACACAACAAGTTCAATTTTAGTCGCAAAAGATGTTTTTAAATTAACTATTAATAGTACCGATACGGAATTAACAAACGTGTTAGAGTATTCCATAAGTGGGAACGTGAATTGCAATCCTGTTCAATTACTTGGACAAACCAAATTGGATTACAAGAGAGTCAATTACACAACAACAATCGTTTTAACAATACGTGCGACAAATTCCACAACGGGAATAAATAAGACATTAGATGATGCATGTATCAATCCAAGTTCTTTAAGTGGGTTATCGGCATTTAAATACAATGGAACATCATACAACGTTCAATCATTTAATGCGACAAAGATTTGGAGAGATAATACTGCGGTATATCAATTAACACTTAACTATTAGGAGTGGGAATTATGGCAGAGAATAAAATCGTAATAGATATAAATTTAAATGCGAGTGGAGATGGTGGGAGTGATTCCACAAAGGTTGCAGACAACCAAAAAACCTCAACCGCAAAAAAAGAAAGTGAAGATGTTGGGAAATCCCTAGCAAGACAGGGTGCTATGTATATTGGAAAACAAGCAATCCAATGGGGGTTATCTAACTATGGGAATTTAACGGGAGATTCTATCGGTCAAAATAGAATCCAGACAAGTATGCAATTTGGTGCTATGGCATTAACTATTGCTAAAAGTCCTATTATGGGGAGTATTGCAGT